GCTGGCTGGATGGTGCCGCCCTGCCAAGTGCCACCAGAGATAACCGCAGAGCCAAGGTTGAACGCGTTGGTGCCAAACGTCACACCTTCAGGTAGGTATGCGTGAAGGTCCCAAGTACCACCAACCGTGGCGTTGGCCGTTAAAAACACCGCCCCTGCGCCGCCCGAAGGGATGGTGGCAATCGTGGCAGTGGCATAGTCCGTGATGGTCAGGTTGCCCGTGGCGAGGTTGTTGAACACAAACGCCACACCCGTTGTCAGGGTGGTTGCGTCTGGGAGCGCGTATGTCTGCCCGCCCGTGCCAACAAGAGTTTGGATGTAGCTGGAAGCCGTTGTCAGAATCGTTGTCCCAGCCGCCGCAGTGGTGTTGGTGTTGGCTTGGTTGACCCGGTTGACCGTAATGTTCTGGTCCGCATCCCGCAGCACCACCGAGTTGGCCCCAGAAGAGGTGGTGACCCCAGTACCGCCATACGCTACGCCAATAGTCGATCCCTGCCACGTACCAGAGGCCACAGTCCCCAGCGCAGAGACGTTGCCGCTGCCGTCCAGATTGACCGACCGGCCCGACGGATAGGTAACAAAGACGGTAACTGTGCCGGGAAAGGTGACCGCGTTTCCAGAGTTACTGGAAGCATAGATGGTCGTGCGAGTTAGCGTAGGCCCCGTGGTGGAGTACGTGCCAAGACCCACCTCCCAGTTACCCGCCGTGTCAGTGGCCGAGTAGTAGGTGGTGTTCGTGTCACCGATAACGGCAAACGTCTGAAAGCCCGCTGCCGCCCCCGTAAGTGTGAAGCTTACAGTCGTATTCGCCGTGGCCGATTCTTGGACACGGTTTGCGAGAACCAGAGGCATAAAACCTCCTTATTAGGACGTTGCGGTGGTCGAGTAGGTAACGCTAACGGTGTCGCCCGCCGTGGTGACTTTTGCTACAGCAAAAGCGCCCGCGCTATACAGCGTGCCCGAGGTGTTGTTGATCGTCGAAGATGCGCCAGAGCCGGTCACCAAGAAGCAGCCGCCAACCGTGCCGCCGCCACCCGTGATGGTGTAGGTGATCGCCGAAGCGGTCTTGGTCGTCACGTTGGTAGGCGTGGTACCCGTAGAAGTCGCGGAACTGAACGAGGCAGTGCCCCGCACAGCCGAACCACCAACGGTGTAGTTGGTGAACTCAGTCCAGCCGCCGTGAGAAGCCATCGTGTCCGCAGCCGCGAAGGTCGGGCTGGCGCCGGAGATCAACCCGAGGAACGGGCCGACGGTGGTGTAGCTGGAGCCAGACAGCAGGGTGTCCAGCATCAGTTCTTTACCAACAGCGTTAACCAAGTTGGGGAATTCGTCTTGCCACTTGATGTTGCCATCAACGTCGCGGCAGATGACGTGATAAACGCCCTCGATGCCAACAGACTCAGCGCCAACGACGTTGGACTGCATGGTCACCTGTGCGTGATCGCCAAAGTTAGAAAGCTCTTTTTGCATGATTGCTCCTTATACAAGCCGAATTAAAGCAGACGTGCTGGTGTTAGCGGGCATCTGCACAGTGAAAGAAGTGGTTGAAGTTTTGTCCGAGCCAAAGTCCAGCACGCACACGGCACCGTTGGCCCCCGGCGTATAGATCAACGCGCCACGCGCCGTAATTGCGCCAGTCCATGCGGGGGCGGAGAAGTTGATATACGTGGTACTGCCACCAGAATTGTTGGCTTCTGAGCCAATTGTCGCTGTAACAATCTGCCCACCTGCAACATAGTTACCGCCCGTTGCCTCACCCGTCACAGTGTACGCAGTGGTAGTCTGATCCAGACTAGCGGCGTTGGTGTACAGCGCCAGATAGAACGTGTCAGAGGCGAAGTTGATCGTCCCGTTGGCAAGGCCCGAGCGCAACGTATTGCAGGAGAAGTTGCCGGTAAATGCCATTACCGAACCCCGCTATTCTGCGGCAGCGGCGCAAGACGGAACTGCCCACTACGGTACGCATCGCTGCGCTCCAGACCATCGCCCAGACGTTGTGCCAGCGCAAGAGCTTCTTTGTATTTCATTTCGTAAAGAGTGAGCATGTCAGTCTCGCCCTTCATGAATGTATACGCCTCAACCAGAGAGCCATACAGCAGTACTGTGTCGAAGTTATCACCCAGCCAAGTCCGGCCATCCGCAGCCACCGAAATGGACTCGGGGTAGTAGTAATAGTGAAGCTCGACGTTGTAGGCAGCGTCAGGCGTCGGCCCCAGCAAGAACGACAACTCGTCAGTAATATTTGCGCCAACCACCGTCGGGCCAAATAGCGCGTAATACTTGGGAATGCCTGTGTCCGTGGTCGGGTTGGGGTACGCCTGCCGGATGAAGTTCACATCCTTGTTGAGCAGGTACTCGTAATTCCCAGAGGCATCAATGACGGCCATCGAGTACACCGACAGGAAGTCAGTGGGGCAAGACAGATACTTGTTAGCTGACGAAACCGACCCTATCACGTTCTTGCGAATCGACGGAAACTGCACCGTGTTATAGATGCGCTGCTCGGCCTGCTCCACGAACACCGGGATGTTTGCAACAAAGTCCGTCTCAAAGTTCTGCGTGTAATCGCAGATAGCAGCGGTCAACTCGGTGTAGTTCATCTAAACCTCAAGCCATCGGGCCGCGAGTTTTAATGCCCTTGGTCGCAGCACCGTAACCGCGCATGGTCTGTTCGCCATTACGGTTAACGGGAGGACAGTTGCCCTTGCTATAGCCGCCAACAGACATGTCCAACTCGTCCATGAGCTTAGCACCCGTGACCGTAGGAATTGCGTTGGTCACGTTGACGGTCGAACCGGACATCGTGTGGGGCGTGGCATAAACATCGGCAGAGCCGACTTCTTTGCCCATCCGTTTGTCGCTAAATTTAGCCATGATCAGCCCTTCTTATACGTGAAGGAAGATTTTTTTTGGTTGGCAACCTTTGCAAGGCCACGACCCAATGTTCGCATCTGCTCATTGGTTTTACCACCCTTAGCCAACTTGGTCATTGGCTTACCCGGATGCATTGCCTTTTCGTGCTTGTGCACTGCTTTTTTCGCGTCCATGTTCGACTCCTTACGTCGTAGATATCGTTACTGTACCAAGTCCCACGGTTAAAACCAAGTTATTTGGCGTCAAAAGAACATCAAAAAATGATGCTCCGCCCACCGGTGCCCAGCCCCACTGGAACACGCGACTGCCGCCCTCAGAGTATCCGTACCCGTCTGGCGTCGTATTTCCCGTCCGATCAATCTGCAATCCGCTGGTGCCGGAGACGAGGTAGCTAACGTCGGGGCGAGGTTCCCGAACCGCCTGCGGGTCATTGACCGGATACATGCCCAACTGCAACTGAGGCTGATCTGGGTCCCAACAGGTTGGGCAGACCTTGATGTTGTAAAGCTTCGTTTTAAGAACTTGTTTCTTAAGTTCTTTGAGCATGTATCGCCCCGCGCAGCGATCACACTCCGCGATTGCATACTTGCCAGAAGCGAAGCGGTTAGGCACGCATCACCTCAATAGAACAACTGCCGAGGGACAAACCGATCAGGGGCTTTCTCCCGGTCTTCTTGTGATGCCAACAGCCACTGCTGCTCGTACTCGCCCTTGAGCATCGCCACGCGATCCGGCGGGATTTCCATGCGTTTGGACGCAACATAGTACGCCAAGCCAGCCACCAAACAGGGGATCAAACGGAAAGGGATGTCCTGAACATTCACGCCGTTGCCCGCGTCTTGCAGGCGGCGCATGCGCCAGTACACGAAGATGTACTGGTCGCCCGGAGCATTTGGCGTAGGCCAGACATTGATGCAGGGCAGATTCGCCACCACAATCGCTGCGCCGTTGGAATGAGTCGCTGCCGTAGTGTCGTTCTGGCCCCGGAAGCAGTTCAAAAGCTGATTGCCATCGACGTTCTGATAAACGATGGTCTCATTATCGATGTTGATGCAGCCAGCCGCAGGCAAATCGTAGGCGTTGCTGACGGTGATCGTAGTGTCCGCAGCCGTAATCGCCCCGTTCAACGTCACACTCGTATTGTTGGTCGCGCCCGTCTGGCGGTTGATCCACACCTGAATCGGACGCCCTTGCGCCAGCTTGTTGGGGATCGTGGAGTACGTCGGCTCGGAGATGCGGCTGATGTTGATGTCAGTCTGGTTCAAGCCGTTGGCCTGAGTGCGGATGACTTGATCAAGCAGGTCAATAGTGTCAGTGGGGTAAGGATAGATCGCCTGACCCGTGTTCATCACGATCTGGCCTTGCTCTACCGTCCACAGATTGATGCCACGGTTTGCCCACTCGATGGTGAGCATGTTCAGCGAACGACGTGCCGTACGGAACTCATAGCCCGTACGGATCTCTAGACCCGCACGCTCATACGCCTCCTCCATGATCTCATTGAGATCGAGGTTAAACGACGTGAGTCCAGTAGTTACAGCCATTATCGGTGCCTCGCTGTTTTCGCTGCCACTTTAGGTGGCTGCTTTACGAATTGCTTCCCGGCAGCTTTTCCCGCACGCTTCGCACGCGTTGTTGAAGCGTACTCAGCAGGGCTGAGGCTTTTGATCGCAGACTCTGGAAGATATCTTTCACCCGTGTCAGAAGAGCGTTTGCCACTTTTAGTCCTCCACTTTTGAGCGGTCCAGTCCTTCAGAGATTTCTGCGGAGCTTTCACGATCAGTCCTTGTACCCGCCACCCTTGGCCTTGTACTGTTTAGCCAGAAGCTGCGCCTTACGCGCGCTCCACTGTCCAGCACCGGTGCCTTGTACCGCCCGAGCCTTGATGGACTCGAACAGCGACTTGCGCATACCGGGCTTGGTGTAGTTGCCAGCCGCATTGACCTTACCACCCTCAGCGTACTGAGTGAAGTCAGTGTCGTCCCGACGCTCTTTACGAGCACCCTTGGGCATCTTGCTGGGTCGAATGGCCCCCATGCCACGACTGGCCATCATGATTACACCACCTTGCAGCGAGTCTTGCCGCGTTGAGCAATGCCGTCAGCACGA